AACAAAGCAATAAGGACTATAGAAATATAGTCTTTTTTGTCGTAATAAAGAGAACGATTACATATAACAAATATCACAAAAAGAGATATTATATATTATATAAAGTTTTTGAAGGGGGAGGAATATGAAGGTAAAAGAATATAGGCTTTTAAATGGTTATACTCAAACTGAAATTGCTAATATTTTGAATATAAAACAAAATAGTTATAGTAATAAAGAATTAGGGAAAAGGGCTTTTACAATTGAAGAAATAAAATTATTAAAAGAATTATTTGAAGTAACTTATGAAGATTTACTAAATTGAGGGGGTATCAAGTGAAAAAATATTTTATAGCATTAGATGAAATGACACTTGAGGAAATAGATATTTGGAGATTGTTATGCAGATACTCAAATTATGATACAGATGTAGCAGGATATACAATTAATCAGTTAGTTGTAAATTCTGATAAAAGATTAAACCTAACTACTCAAAAGGTTAGAACTATATTAAAGAAGTTTGAGAAACAAGGATATATCGAATTTTTATCAAGTGGGAGTAAAGGGAAAGAAAGCACTTTAAAACTAACAATTAAACAACAACTATTTAACAACAATACAACAAATAAAACCGAGCAATTACAACAAGTAGAGGACTTAGATAACAACAATCTAACAACTAAGCAACAACAATCTAACAATACTACAAAGAAAAAAGAAAAAGATAATAATATATATAGTTTAGTTATAGATTATCTTAATAGAAAAGCCTCTACTAATTACAGATCAACTACTAAAAATACTCAAAGTTTTATAAATGCTAGATTGAAAGAAGGATATACAGTAGAAGATTTTAAAAAAGTTATTGATAGTAAAAGCAGAGAATGGCTTAATACAGACTTTGAAAAGTATTTAAGGCCAGCAACTTTGTTCGGGACTAAATTTGAAAATTATTTAAATGAAGCAAATAAAAAAGAACCTATTGCAGTAGGTTCGGAAAATAAAAATATTAAAGTTAATCCTAGTATATGCAGCACTGGTAGAAAATATACCCAAGCTTGCATAATTAAATAGGATATAGGGGGATATAATGAAAAATATAATTGATGATATAAAAAAATATATAGATGCTGAACAAGTCAAAAATAAAATAGCTTTAGATTTAGGATTAAAATTTAAAAATAATAAATGTTTATGTTTTTTACATTCTGAAAGTAATCCAAGTATGAGTTTTGATGTTAAAAAGAAAAAATTCAAATGTTTTTCGTGTGGTCAAAGCTATGACATATTTAATCATTATCAACAATACTATAATTTATCATTCCTAGAAGCTGTGAAATCAATTGTAAGAGATTTTAATTTAAATATAGATGTAACTATCAATGAGTCAGACAGAAAGCCTAAAAAATCCCCTACAAAGCACAAGAGTTATAATGATGCAATATTAAATTATTGCAATAAAAGAAGCATATCAAAAGCTACATTAGATTATGTTGGAGTTAAGGGAAATTTTAACAATAAAGATGGAAATAGTGTATGTTTTGAATATAGAAATGAATTAGGAGAGCATTTATGTAATAAGTATAGATTTACTTCCAAAAATGCTAATCCTAAAATGAAATTTGAAGAAGGTACTAATGTAAATACTTTATTCAATATGGATAAGGTAAATATATCAGAGCCTTTATTAATAACAGAAGGTGAATTTGATTGTTTAAGTGCTATAGAGGCAGGTTTTAAAAATGCAGTATCAATACCAAGTGGAGTAAATTCAACAAATCAATGGATTACAAGTAACTGGACTTTTATTGAACAGTTTGAAGAAGTAATTATATGGTTTGATAATGATGAGCCTGGAATAAAAGGATCTAGGGAAGTATTTAATAGATTGCCTAATAAGTCAGTTAAAATAGTTAGATGTGAAGTAGCTAATGATATAAATGAATTACTACACAAGTACGGTAAGTTAGCAGTATTAAAACAAATAGAAAAAGCTTCTACGCCTGCACTAGAAGGTGTTGCAACGCTTGATATGATAGAGGACTTTGACGTGCATGAAGCGGAAACTTTAAAACTTGGAATAGATGATATAGATGCAGATTTAGTGGGGATGGTATTTGGAAGCCTTAATGTATTAAGTGGTAGGAATGGTAGTGGTAAATCAACTATATTAAATCAAATATATATTGCAGAAGCTATTGCTCAAGGTTACAAGACATTTCTATTTAGTGGTGAGTTAATAGGTGGGAATGTTAAGTATTGGTTGCTTCAAACTTTAGCAAATGAGGAACAATTTGCCGAGTATACTGCTAAAGATGGTCATAAATATAAAAAAGTTACTATTCAAGCAAAAGAAAAGATAGTTAATGATATGAAGGATAGATTTTTCTTATATGATAGTGATGATTATAGAATTGAAGCTATAATTGAAAAAATGACTATATTAGCTAAACGCTATGGTGTAAGAGTGTTTGTCATAGATAATCTTATGACAGTCGAAAGTAGTTTAAAAGATAAATATGAAGCTGAAACTGATATAGTTAAAAAACTAAAAAACTTTGCTAAAAAATATAATGCTTTAGTTCATTTAGTTGCACATCCTCGAAAGTCTATGAATGATGAAATTGAAAAAGACGACGTTGCAGGAAGTGCTAATATAACAAATCTAGCTGATTATGTAACTACAATATCAAGAGCGAAAGATGATGTGGTTGAATATGATGCAATACTTAAAATCTTAAAAAACAGACATACAGGAGTAAACGTAGGTAAAAAGTTAATGTTTAATATAGAGAGAAAAAGATTTTATAGTGCTGAAACTGAAAAAGAATTAAATAAAAGATACTTAGATCTATGGGAGGAAGTTCAAGGGACATGGGAAGATTAGAAAAAAGTCAATGGGGACACGATATAAATAATGAACTTAAATATACATATGAAAAAGAATATAAAGAAGCAGAAGTTAAAAATATAAGTATGAGCAAAGAAGAATTTGACAAATATATAAAAGAATTGGAAATAAAAAATCGTTGGAAAAATAGGGGGATAAAATGAAAACTTATACAACTGATGAAATGATTATAGTATTAAGTAAAATAGATTTTGATATAACTTTTTTATTAGAAGAAAATAGAAATATACATGTATTTAATGATATTTACAGAAATATATGTAAAGGTGAATATGGAAACGGAGATATAGTTAAATTTGACAAGAATGACTATATAAACAAAAAATGGGTGATTAAATAATGAATAATAAGTGTGATAATATAAATTGCATATATCATAAAACTTGTTTGATAGATAATTATAAGCGTGAGAAAAAATGTACAGGGAAATTGAGTGTTAAAAATCCAGCACATCCTAATTATCAAGCTATTACAAGGGGTAATGATGAAAAAAAGGAGTAGATACACAAATGACAAGTAGTGTTATTAAAGATAGAGATAAATTAATTAGTGAATATGAAAAACTAATAGATAGGCTTTATAAGGCAGAAAAATGGGCTAATGATAATAACTATTGTTGGGAATTTGTAAAGGCTCACAAGTACAAAATCTGGTACGAGAGAGACAATATAATAAAAGAAATAGAGTTTGTCAGAGAGTTGTTAAATCTTAAATATTAGGAGGAATTCATGTATAAATATGAACTTTACAAGGAAAATAAATTTAGATTATATATTCAGAAAATAGAAGAAGAGTTTGAAAGAAAATATGAAAGCACAGGGAAAAAGCCAAATGCGATATTATTAAGTGAAAATATATTCAATTTTTTATATTATGCTTATAAAAATATGTTTGGAAATATTCCATTGGTTGAAAATGGATACTACAAAGTAATGGGATTAGATGTGATAATTGTAGAAGAAGATTATAGAATTGAATGTATAAGACTACGAAGGTAGTCTTTTTTATTTTGTCAAAATAAGGCGAACGAAAGTTGGAATAAATTATGTATAAACAACATATAATTATAAATTTGTGTTATAATATTAATATAATATCAATATGATATTAAGACATCTAGGAGGTGTTTTGTTGAAGAAAAATTTTTTATTAAGAGTAGATGAAGAAATATTTGATAAAGTTAAAGATATTTCAGAAGTCGAAGATAGAAGCATTAATTACATGATGTGCAAATTAATTGATAAAGGTTTAAATTGTATTAATTTAGATGATAGTATTGAAAAAGAAATAGAAGAATATGCAAATAAATCTAGAATGAATAAAACTGAATTAATTGAAGCGATTTGGAAAGTGTATAAGAAAACTTATAGATAAAAGGGGAGAACAATATGAATATTTTAAATTTAAAAGTAGCTAGAGTTAAGAAAGGATTAACTCAAAAAGAATTAGGTGAGTTAGTAGGAGTATCTTCAAATACTTTGTGCAGAATAGAAACTGGTAAGCAAATTCCAAAAGTTGATATGTTATTGAAGCTGGCCGAAATATTAGAAGTATCAGCAGAAGAATTATTGTAAATAAAGGGGGATTAATATGCTAGAAGAAGCTAGGGAGTTAATGGTTAAATTTATTGAAACTTATGGGTTTAATGACGAGGTAACGATAGCATCTAGTGTTTTAGTTGATAAAATATTGAATAAAGAGGGGGAGAAAAAGTGTCAAGTGTAGCAGATGTGGTTTATAATCATATAGTTTGCAGTAAAGGTGATGAAGTTGTATCCGTAGAAGTTGATTTCAATGAAAACTTAATTCATATACTCACTCAATATATGTATAAAAGTGCTAACAAAACCTTTAAAAGTTTGATAGAAAAACAAGAAGCAGAAAAGAAAGCTAAATTTAATAGCGTTATACTTATGCCACATTTCTTGAAGGAAAGCAGAAAATGGGAAAATAGGATAGGAATACCTTTGAAGTATTGGTCAGAAGCAGAACATATTAAATTTAAAGCATATTTTATGAAAAAGTATGAAGGGTTAGTAAAATGATGAGGTTATTAGTTTTAGGAATAACTTGTTATTTAATGCTTGAACTAGCAATAATATTAGCAGAAAAGGAAGGTAAATAAATATGAATAAAATAATAATTAGTGGTCGTTTAGTTAGAGATGCAGAGCTTAGCTATATAGCTTCTACTGCTACACCTAAAATGAGTTTTTCAATAGCAGTAGAAAGAAATTATCAAAAGGATAAAAATAATAAAAAAGTTGATTTTATAAATTGTGAACAACTTGGGAAGCACGTTGAAAACTTATGTCAGTATGTAACAAAAGGTAAACAAATATTAGTAGAAGGCGAGTTAAACATTGATAATTATGAAAAAGACGGAGAAAAGCGTTCATTTACTAAGGTAAAAGTTGATAGATTAGAGTTTTTAGGTGGGAATTCTAATGCTAATACTGAAAATAAGCAAAATAATGAATATAAGATAGAAGAATTCAACGATTTTGACGAAGATGAAATACCATTTTAGGTAGTAGGGGGAGTAAGAGTTATGAAAACAAGTCCTTTCAAAGAAATAACAAATGAAATGTTTAATTTATATGAAATAAAAAATAAAAACTATGGAGATAGCTTTTCTAAGCAATTTCAAGAGTATGGACTGACAAGTGTATGTATAAGACTAGAAGATAAATTGAATAGGCTCAAAAGCTTAAATAAGCAGATTTCAGAGGCTAAAAATGGAATAGTTGATATTAATGTGGATGATGAAAGTATAAAAGATACACTTATAGATTTAGCTAATTACAGTGTATTGGCAATAATGGAAATATCTAAGGGGGAGTAATTATGGAAGTAAAAGGTTTTGAAGTTGAAGGAATAATAAAAGTTGATAACGTAAGAGTATATGGGCTTGAAGAAAGTATAATAGCAAGTGGGTATCCTATGCAAATAGATACTTTAGATATGGATAGGTACTTAAATTGTGCAGGATATGATGAAGAAATATTATGTGAAGGAGATATAAAAAGGGCTAGACACTTAGGAAATGCAATAGCTGGAAGTGGACACGATTGTTTTGCTAAAGGTATTACAGTACAATTTGATTTACAAGTACCCGAGTACATATGGCGACAATTAGACAGATATCATTTTATAGATTATGTAAGTAGTCAAAGTAAGATGCACAGAATACTTAAAATGGATATAGATAAGGCTTGTAATAAGTATGTAAGTGAATATGTAATAGATGATTTAAACTCTCTTATATCTATATATAATAATTATGATAATGTGAAAGAGTATATATCAAATGACTTATTAGGAGATACAGAAGCTAATTGCAAATATCTACATTCTGCAGAAGGGTGGCAAGAATATATATCTAGTGATTTAGAATGGACTGGAAATTTTTTCATCGATGATAAGAATGAGATTTTTTACAGATTGAGATGCGGAGAATTTATTAAATTTACTAAGGAGAACTTATTTAACATAATAGTGGCTAATATACCAAGTGGATTAATGCTAACTGCTAGAATGACAACTAATTATTTACAATTAAAATCTATAGTTAATCAGAGAAGTAACCACAAAATGCAAGAGTGGAGATTGTTATGTGATTACTTCAAGACATTACCTATGTTTGATTTAGTTTGTAAGTAGTTGTAAGTAAGGGGAGATAACTAAAGATGAAATTATTTGTATCAAAGAAAAAATATGATTTACTTAATAAGGAATATCTTTTACTAAATGATAAGCATGAGGAATTAAAAGACAATTATGAAACAGTTAATATAAATAATGAAATTAACTTAAATAATATCATAGGCTTAGAAAATCAAATATTATCATTAAATCAAGAAATAGACTTATATGATAATACAGTAAATGATCTAAAAGAAGAAAATGAAAAGCTTAAAAAAGCTAATGAAGAATTAGCAAAGCTTTGGAATGATGCTAATAGGAAACTATGGTGCAACAATGAAAGTGCTAGGCAATTAAGAAAGTTATCAAAAGATATATTAAATTCACAAAAAATAGATAAAAACCAACTAGCTACTTACATACATGATATATCATTTTACGTAGGTGGTGGAGTTAATTTAGAACTAAAATCAAAAGATAAATAAAAGGGGAATAAGGGAATGAGAATAGTAAAAGGGGATAAAGTAAAATATTTAGATTTAGAAGGTGTTGCAATAAGCAATCCATATATGTATATAACGGATATGGAAACTTATATAGATGTTTATTGTAATGATATAAAAGAAACAATGACATTAAAAATAAATGATTTAGAGAAGGTTGATTAAATGAATAGAATACATAATTTAGAGATATATAAAAAACTTAGTGCAGTCAATATGTATAATAAACTTGATGAAGAAGTGAAAGAAGTTGCTGGTGCTATATTGATGAATGATAGAGAAAATCTAACAGAAGAATTACTTGACGTTATTCAATGTTGTTATGGTATAGCTTTTACTAAGGGAATAAATTTAGAAGAACATATCAAAGAGCATAATGAGAAGCTATTAAACAGAGGACATAAATTTATATGATATTAATTATAAAAATGATTTCAAATATAATAGGGTTTGTATTATTATTTACTGTAACTAAAAAAAATATGTCATTACATGAGTATATAACTTTATTAGTTGCAGTAACATTGATTCGGTAATATATGGAAGCTATTTAAATCAATTTTAAGGGGCTTTGAAATTAGTCCCCTTATAATTTTTCATTAATAGAAAATGGAGGAAAATATGAGTATAGAAAATTTAACAGACCAAATATTAGGTTTTACACAAGAAGTTCTTTCATGTGTTGAGGAAATTAAACATAGAGGATATAGCACAGAAGAAGCTATAAAGATTACTGAATTAGGTATAAGAGATATGGAAGTTGAAACAAAACATCAATTAAATAAAAAACTTGATACAATAGCAAATACTTTAGATTACATTTCTATACATAAATTATAAATTTTGGTGTTAAATAAATATCAAGTAAAAAATGGTGATTTCTGAAAGTGTTGAAATTGCTATATTTCGACAAAGTATACTGTAAATGTATATTTAACGGATAGTAACATAATGTTTTGTTATGTAAAATATGTTTAATTGGAGGAAGATATATGGAAAAACCTATATGGAAAATTAATGCGTTGAAATTAGTTAAATATACTCTAAGTAAAATTTCTAATGAATTACACTCTAATTCTTTGGGAGAATTAGTGATCCTTATAGATAAAATTATATTAGAAGTAGAACATCAAAATGAGTATGTCTTGCATTTAGAGAATGAAAATAAAATATTGCATACCCAACTTAATGAAATATATGAGGTTGTAATGAATTTAAGGAAGTAAATAAAAGGGAGATTTTAAAATGGAAAATATATATGAAGAATTAGAATTTATAAATAGATATGAAAATATTGAATCATTTAAAGACAAAACCATTGTAGATATAGAGGTGTCAAAAGATAAAGAATTTATATTGTTTAAGTTTGAAAATAATGAAAATTATTTAATGTATCATGAACAAGTTTGTTGCGAATCGGTTTCAATAGATGAGATACATGGAGATTTACAAAATCTTATAGGAAGTAAAATAGTGATGGCTGAAGAAGTTGAAGGAGATGCACCTGCGACTGATGACGAATATTTTGAAAGTTATACATGGACTTTTTACAAGTTGGCTACAAGTAAAGGGTATGTGACTATAAGGTGGTTCGGTGAAAGTAATGGTTATTATTCTGAATCTGTAGATATTGCTAAAGTTAGAATTAAATAAAACAAACAAAACAATAATTGTTTTATGGGAGGGTAAGTATGAGATTTATAAAAAGATTATTTTGCAGGCACACATATGTGCAATCAGTAAGTTGTAATTCAGAAAAGGTTGGTAATCATAATTATGTTTATGACTATAAATACTATAAATGTGAAAAATGTAATCACAGATTTACTTTTAAAATATTAAGAAGCATAGATAAGAATTTTTATTTAAAAGATTTCCATTAGAATAAAACTTTTAACGAGAAATCAGATAAAACAATAATATCTAGGGGGTATTATGACTAAAGATAAATATAAATATGTTGAAGGGTTATTAAGAAATTATAAAAAAAATAAATCAAGAATTAAAATATTAGAGTTGGGGTTAGTTACTGATGATGATTATACACTTGGGGCAATAGATTATTCAAAAGATAAGATTCAAACATCTAACAAAAGTGATCTATCTGACGCAATAGTTAAAAGAGAAAAAGAATTAGATAAATTAAAGTATGAGGTAAGCCTAACAGATGCACTCTTAGAAAGCTTAAATAATAAAGATAGATATATAATTGAAGCTTTTTATATAGAAAATATAAGAATGAATAAAATAGCAGTAAAACTTAATTATTACGAAACTAAAACAGTATGGAGCAACAAGGATAGAATAATGAATAGTTTAATTGAGTTGGTGTAGGTGTAAAAGCCTACTTTTTTATTGTAAAAACCTTGCAAGTGTTGAAATGACTATGTTTTAACTATAAAATGACGTTTATTTTACATTTTAGATGTAGTATTATATTAACATAGATATTTTATGATAATTTCATAAATATTCTTAATCTCCTTATTACTTATATTATTTTTAATATTTTTGTTTTGATTTTTTATCCTAGCATATCAGTTTAAATTGATGTGCTAGTATTAAAACTCAAAAGGGGAAATGAGTTGAAGGAGAGAAAAACAAAGGTTAAAACTAAGGTATGGAAAGATGTAGATGAAGTTGTAAAAGCTACTATTGAAGTACCTAAGAAGGTACAATGGCTAGTTGAAGTCATGGAAGAAGTACCTAAGGGGAACAGAAGTCTAAGAGATTAGGCTTCTTTTTTATTTTATTTAAGGAGGTGGAGCTTTGAGTTTAACCACAAAAGAAGAGATGTTTGTTCAAAGACTTATTGAGGGGGACTCTCAAAGGTCTGCTTATAAATTTGCATACAATTGCGAGAAGATGAAAGATGAAAGCATTGATGTAAAAGCTTCTAACTTATTCAAAAAAGATAAGATTAGGTTAAGGTATGAGGAATTAAAAAACGAACTCAAACAAAAGATGTTTTATACAGTAGAAAAAGCTAATGATGATTTAGAATGGATTAAATTAAAAGCTAAAGAAGATATTGAATGTCGGGGAATAAAGCAAGCTAATGCAACTACTTATTTAGGGGCAGTAAAACAACAGATAGACTTAAATGGTATCACCATAAAAGAAGCTAAAGAAGATATAGATAATGTAATTAAGTTTGAGATAGTTGGTGCTAAAAATGATACTTAAACAAGTAACTTGTAATAATCACTTTATAGATTTTATAAACGATTGGGATTATAAATTTTACTTCTTAGTTGGTGGATATGGTAGTTCTAAAAGCTATCATGTAGCAACTAAACTTTTACTGAAATTAGCTTCTGAAAAAAGATTAGCTTTAGTAGTAAGAGAAGTTTATGACACTATTAGAGATAGTTGTTTTTCTTTATTTGAAGAAGTAGCATTAAGAATAGGAATATATGAACATCTGAAATTTAAAACATCACCTATGCAAGTAATATTTCCTAATGGATCAAAGATTATATTTAAGGGAATGGATAATCCTCAAAAATTAAAGTCTATTAATGGCGTATCTATTATATGGCTTGAAGAATGTTCCGAGGTTAAATATGAGGGATATAAAGAGTTATTAGGACGTTTAAGACATATGGAAATGAGTAACCATATTATCTGTTCCACCAATCCTGTAAGTAAATCTAATTGGACCTATAAGCACTTCTTTAAAAATGATGAAGCTAAGACAATTGTATTAGACGATAAAATTCTATATGAAAATAGAACAGTTAAATTAAACAACACCTATTATCACCACAGTATATGTGACGATAATGCTTTCTTACCTAAAAGCTATATAGAAGAATTAGAAAATATGAAAGCTTATGATTATGACTTATACAGAGTTGCAAGGCTAGGACAGTTTGGAGTTAATGGAACTAAGGTATTACCACAGTTTAAAGAAATTCCACATAATAAAGTTATGGAGTTTGTAAGTAAATGTCCATCAAGATATATAAAAACTGGAATGGACTTTGGATTTGTTACTTCTTACAATGCTATAATTCAAATGGCTATAGATGATAAAAATAAAGATTTATATATATTTAAAGAATATTATTCAAAAGGCAAAACTGATGACGAAATAGCTAAAGACATAGAAGAGTTTAAAAAGTTTATTATAATAGCTGATAATGCCGAACCTAAATCAATAGCTTACTTTAATAGATTAGGTTATAAAATGAAAGCTTGTAAAAAGTTTGCAGGAAGTAGACTTGCAAATACAAAGAAAGTAAAAAGATTTAAAAATATTTACTGTTCAAGTGAATGTGTAAATACAATAAAAGAACTTGAAAACCTAACATATAAAACAAATAGATTAGGTGAAATAATAGAAGATGAATTTAATATAGATCCACATACATTTAGTGCTATTTGGTATGGTTTAGATGATTATGAGGTTGCAGATATAAAAAGATTTGACAGAAACAAATATAACGTATAGGAGGTGTATTATGATTTTTAAATTATGCTATTTATTTACTTTTATAACATCAATGATGAATTTATTAGGATTTACTAATCTTGAATGGAAGCTAATATTTACGCCTTCTGTTTTAGCTTTATTAATAAACGTTGTTATGTTTATAATAGCTTTTATTGTATTTGTATTTTGCGAATACAATAAATAAGATTGGAGGTGTATTATGAGGAAAATAAAAATAGATAAAGATTATACTTTAACTAATGATTTAATACTTGATTTGATAGATAAACATTCAACAGAAAAATCAAGGTTAGAAAAGCTTCTAAGATATTACAACAATGAAAATGACAAGATAAGTAATAGAGTATATAAAAATAAAAATAAGCCACAAAACAGACTATCTCACCCTTATGCTCAATATATAACAGATACTGCGGTTGGCTATTTACTAGGTAAACCTATAGCTTATGTTACAGAAAATGAAAAGCTTCTTGAAGAAATAACTGATATATTTAAGTACAATGATGAAGCTGATAACAATACAACTTTAGCTAAAATGGCAAGTATATACGGTTATGCTTATGAAATAATGTACATAGATAAATTTGCTAAGCCTAGATTTAAAGCAATAGACCCTTCACAGTTAATAGTTTGTTATGATAACACTTTAGAAGAAAATATAATATTAGCTATTAGATATTATGATGAAATAGTTAGAGTTAATGATGAAGATGAAACAATAACTAGATTAGAAATATATACAAAGCCAGTAGAAAATGATAAAGGGCAAATAGTTAGCAATGGTAAAATCATAAGAGGAACTATTGAAGATGATAATGTAGTTTTATCAGATGAAGAAGATTGTTATTTTGATGATATACCAGTAAATGTTTATATAAATAATGACGAGTTGTATGGGGACTTTGAAAAAGTAATAAGTTTAATAGATGCTTATGACCAAAGCCAATCAGACACTGCTAATGATTTTGAATTATTTACAAATTGTATGCTTGTGGTAAATGGTGAGTTAATAGACGATGAACAAGCTAAAGACTTAAATGACATAAATTTAATACAATTTTTAAATTCTGATAGTGATGCTAAATATCTTATAAAAGATATACAAGATACTGCACTAGAGAATTATAAAAATAGGCTTAATGAGGACATCCACCGTTTTAGCTTCGTACCTAATATGGCAGATAAAGAATTTTCCTCAAACGCTTCAGGAATTGCGATGAAGTTTAAGCTTATGGGACTTGAAAATTTAATAGGAGTTAAAGAAAGTAAATTTAGAAAAGGTTTAATGAGAAGAATAGAATTATTATGTGCTTATACTAAGATGAAAAATAATAGTGATTATTCTTATTTAGCTATTGAGCCAGTCTTTACTAGAAATACTCCTAATAATGAGTTAGAGTTATCACAAATAATGCAAAACTTAGATGGAATTTTAAGTGAAGAAACTATAATTGGGATGTCGCCTAGAGTTAGTGATATTCAAGCAGAAATAGAGAAAAAAGAAAAAGAAGCTAATAAGCTTTATGAGGATAATTATTCTGAATTAGGTGATATAGATGTATAAGTTATATAATGGGGATTGCCTTGAAATAATGGATAAATTAATTGATGATGGCGTAAAAGTTGATATGATTTTGACTGATATACCTTATGGGACAACTAATAATAAGTGGGATAGTGTTATTCCTTTTGATAAGATGTGGGAAAGGATAAATAAGATAATAAACAGTAATACTGCGGTATTATTATTTGCACAAACTCCATTCGATAAAGCTTTAGGATTTAGCAATATAAAGAAATTAAAATATGAGTGGATATGGGAGAAAAGCCAGTCTACTGGTTTTTTAAACGCTAAAAAGATGCCATTAAAATCATCTGAGAACATACTTGTATTTTATGACAAATTACCTACTTATAATCCTCAAATGCGAAAAGGGTTTAAACCTTACAAATGTGTACAAGGAAGACACTCTAGTAATTATGGTGTATATAATGAAGGACATATAAGCATAAGTAATGGGGAAAGATACCCTATTAATATAATAAAATTTGATAAAGAGAGTGGATATCATCCCACACAAAAGCCAGTTGCATTATTAGAATATTTAATAAAAACATATACAAACGAAAATGAAGTAGTTTTAGACTTTACAATGGGTAGTGGCTCTTGTGGTGTTGCCTGTATGAATACTAACAGACGATTTATAGGAATAGAACTTGATAATAATTATTTCAATATAGCTTCTAAAAGAATTGAGGAAGCTTTTTTTAATGCACAAAATAAAGAAGGTGCTATAAATGAAGAATAATTTACCTAATAAAGAATATTGGACCAAAAGAGAGGCTTACAAGCTAAAAAAAGGCTTAAAAGATTTAAAGAAAATAGAAAAAAAATTAGTTAATGAATATAAAAAAGCTATGGATAACATAGGTAAAGAAATTAGTAATTTATTTTACAAATATGCTAAAGATAATAACCTATCTTATTCTGATGCAAAAAAATATTTAAACAGTAGCGAATTTAGAGAATTTAAAAGAGATTTAAAATCTTATATGAAACTTATAAAAGAAACTGAAAATGAAGAACTTTTACTAGAGTTAAACACTTTATCAATGAAAAGCCGTATATCAAGGTTAGAAGAAATGTTTTATCAATGCAGTAAACACATCAATGAAGTGTATGAAAACACTAATAAAAGGCTTCAAATAGCTTACAGTAGCACTATAAAAGATAATTATTACCAAACTATATATGATATACATAAAGCTATAGGTGTTGGTGCGAGTTTTTCATATATTGATAATGATATGATAAAAGAAATATTAGCCTTTCCGTGGAGTGGTAGACATTATAGTAGCCGTTTATGGTCTAATCGTACTAAATTAAAAAATGTTATGGTTGAGGAACTTACTCAAATGCTTATACAAGGCAAAGGTGTAAAAGAAACTTCTAAAGCATTATCTAAGAGATTAGATGCAGATTTAAAAAATTGTATTAGGCTTATACATACAGAACACGCTTATTTTATGGAAATTTCTTCACAAAAGGCTTATGTAGAGTGTGATATAGATAAATATGAAATTCTTGCTACTTTAGATAAAAGAACTTCTAAAATATGTCAAGATTTAGATGGGGAGGTGTTTAATGTTAAGGATGCAGTAGTTGGTGTAAATATGCCTCCTTTTCATTGACACCCTTATTGTAGAACGACAACTATACCTTATACACAAGAGGATTACTCAACTAGATTTGCAAGAGATAGTAAAGGTAAAAGAATAGAAGTAAGTTCAAGTATGACTTATAAAGAATGGGCTAAAATTTATAAAATAGAGTAATTGTGGTATCTAATCAAATAAAAGACAGTTATTTGTTCATATTTCAACATTTATAAGGCTTTACACAGACAGTTATCTTGAATTATGATACAATTATATTAACTAATATATAGGAGGTTATTATATGAACTATCATAAATACCTAGATTCTATGACAATAGAGGAAATTGAGGTAATGAGATTACTGTATTCAAGAATGAATAACTTTAATGACAAAGTATGCTCTTACAGATTGAGGGAATTATCAGATGCTTGCGACAAAAGAATTAATATGAACAAAGACAAGTTAAGAAAAATACTTAATTCTTTAGAAGAAAGAGGAATAATTGAATTTGTAGAAAAAAGTAACGGAAATAAAGATAGCAAATTAATGATTACGATAGATAATTTTATTAACAAATAAAACCTAGTATTTTCAATGCTTTTACCTACTTGATATAGACGGTAGGTATTTTTTTTAGACAGTTGTTAGACAGTTGATAGACAGTTGATAGACAGTGCTAACAACAATCTAACAAATAAAACTTAGTATTTTCAATGCTTGCAAGGATTATGTTATACAGTTAATAGACAGTACTAACAACAATCTAACAACAATCTAACAACAATCTAACAACACTATCAAATAATAAATAATAAATAATAATATATATAGTCTTTTTCTCAAAAGACATTATGTATTTTGGCTTTTACTAAATCAATTTTGGTAAGGGCTTTTTTTATTGTCTTTTACTTGTTAGACGTTAAAGAAATAAGGTTTATTAATTATATTTAAAGTTGACGAACTTAAAACGGATATTATAGCTTACTATAGCTTTAAAATAGGAGGAATAAAATGGAAAATTTAGAAAACAACGTTGTTAATAATGAAGTACAAGAAAATGTAGAAGTAGAAGCTAAAGATGTTAAGACTTTCACTCAAGATGAACTTAATAAAATAGTTGCAGAAAGAATAGCTAAAGAAAAAAAGAAATTAGAAGCTGAAAGATTAAAGCAACAAGAAATGCAAGAAAAGCTTATAGAAGAAGAATCTGAAAAACTTGCTAAAATGACAGAAGCTGAAAAAATAAAGGCAAAAGCTGAAAGAGAGCGTAAAAGGTTTGAGGATAAAGTAGCTAAGTATGAAGCTGAAAAGAAAGCTTTTGAGCAAGAGAAAATTAAAAATGAAACTATGAAACTTTTAAGTGAAAAAGGACTACCAATTGAATTATGTCAATTCATAAAATCAGATACTGCTGATGAAATAATGGGAAATGTAGAAGTGTTTGAAAAATGTTGGTCAGAAGCTATAGAAAAATCAGTAAATGCTAGATTAAGAACAAGTGGTGAGTTAAAAACTTCTACTACTACTAAAGCTACTTACACAGTAGACCAATTAAGAAATATGTCAGCAGAAGAAATAAACAAAAACTGGGATAAAATAAAAAATAATTTTAGATAAGAAAGGATAGCTTATAAAAGCTATTATGGTGAAATAATATGGCAGTAACTACGTTTATACCCTCAATTTGGGAAGCAAGATTATTAGCAAAATTCCATGAAAGAAGTATAACAGATTTAATAACTACAGCACCTACAAAGGTGGAAGGTAACAAAGTAATATTCAACAAGGTGTCAGATGTAGCTATAAACAAATATACTGGAACTGTAGATTTTGAAGATTTAACAACTTCAAAAGTTGAATTAGCTTTAGATAATAAAAATTATTGGGCATTTAAAGTTGATGATGTAGATGCAGTTCAATCAGCAGGAGATTTAATAGACCCACACGTTGAAGAAGCAGGATATGGATTACAAGAAGCTACTGATAAGTTTGTATTAACAGAAGCTTTAAGAACCACTAATGAAGTAACTAAAGGAGATTCTGATAAGGCATATGATTTAATAGTAAAAGCTAATACTGCTTTGAATAAAAATAAAGTGCCTAAGGCTCAAAGATATGCAGTTATAAATGCAGAAGTTTTAGAAGAATTAAACTTAGATGCAAGATTTACATTACAATATACAATATTAGAAAACGGAATAATAGAAGGTGCTAACATAAACGGTACTCAATTAGTATTCTCTGAAGAATTAAATGAAGGAAAATTTGCTATAGTAGCATTACATAAGTCAGCTATAGGATACGCTAAACAATTAGAAGAAACTGAAGCTATGAGATTACAAAACTCTTTTGCTGATGGTATAAGAGGACTACAAGTTGATGGTGTTAAGACTTTAAGAGAAGAAGCTATAGTAAAATACGTTCAAGAGTAACTGCGAAGTGCTTCAATTGTCGAAGAAGTGGAAGTCCCACAAAAGAAAACTAGAAAGAAAAGAACTACTAAGAAGATAGGGGAATAATCCTCTATCTTTTTCATATAGGTGATAATTATGTTAGAAAACATAAAATTAATATTAAATCTTACTGATTATGAGCATGACAACTTAATATTATTGTATTTGGCTAAAGTAGAAACTATGGTTGTAGACTATTGCAATGTAAATGAACTTACAGAAGGGCTAGAAAGTTTCATAGAAGATAAAGTTGTATCTATTATGAAATCTACTATAAGTGGGGGAACTCAAAATACTGGTGAAATAAAGTCTATAAGCAGAGGGGACACTAAAATAGAATATAATGTCGGTGATGCAATTGTATCTACTTCAAACGGTGCAACTTTAACTTCATCAGATAAAGAATTTTTAAAGCAATATAGAAGGGCTAGGTGCTATTAATGACTGATATTGAAATATTAGAAAGCACTTACTTTGATAGATGTACTATTAAGAGAAAAGTTAAAGCTAAAAATCCTAATACTGGTGTAACTGAAACTGTAGAAAAAATAATAGCTGAAAATGTTAAATGTGCTTTATCTAAAAAAGATACTCCTATAATGACGTCTGATGGAGTAGGCAAATTAGCTTTTTCTCATTTATTATTTTTAAATCCTAATATAGATTTACAAGAAGGTGATACAGTAGAAGTTACTACAATAGGTAAAATATCTATTTATTTAACTTCTAAGCCCTTCTTTTATTCCTCGCATAGTGAAACCTTATTAAGCTATAAAGAGAGGGTTTAAAATGGAAATTCAAGGATTAGATAAATTTACTAAAACTCTAAATAATGCTAGTAATAATTTTGAAAAAGAAGCTAATAAGAAATTAGATATTATTGCTAGTAAATTAATAGCTAAAGTTAAACTAAAAACTCCAGTTGATACTGGAACACTTAGGAGAAGTTGGCAACCTAAAAAAGTTAGTAATCTTGAAAGATTAGTGTTTAACAATGTTAAATATGCTCAATATGTAAACTACGGACACAGAACAAGGGGAGGAAAATCTTTTGTAGATGGAGTCTATATGCTTGAAAAATCAGTAAAAGAAATTGAATCAGAACTTGATAAAGAATTTTCTATAATGATAGATAATCTTTTTAAGTAGAAAGTAGGTTAATATGATAACTTACAAAGATATTTTATTTTCTACTACTAAAATTTTATCTGATAATTTTAATTGTGATGTGATAGTTCAAAATCAAGAGGGGACTTTTGAAAATGAATGTTTTTATGTAACTTTAGTACCAGTTGCAGTCAAAGCTTCTACTTTAAAGACTAACGAAAAGCAATTAATGATTTCAGTAAAATATTTTAGTGATGATAAATTAAATAATTATGATATGGCAGATAAATTAGAAGGTTTATTTGCTAGAAGTTTAAAAGTTAATAATAGAGTTTTAAATATATCTAACGTTGAGCCGAATTTTCTTCAAGATGAAGTAGGTGATATGTTAGATTTTTTAATTTATATAACTTATTTTGACTTTATAAAACTTAATAATGAAACTTGCGATAATATGCAAGATGTAAACTTAAATATGAAGGGGTGATTGAATGGGATTACCAATAATTGATATATCATTTAAACAATTGGCTAAATCAGCAGTAGTAAGAAGTCAAAGAGGTATAGTAGCTTTAATATTAAAAGATACTGCTAAAACTTCTTTAACGGTATTTGACGAAGGAGATATACCTTCTAGTTTAACAGAAGATAATCAAGGATTAATAAAAGATGTATTAAAAGGTTCACCTAACAAGATAGAATTGTTTGTACTAGGTGAAGAAGGAGAAATATCAGAAGCATTAACTTATTTTGAAGGTGTAGAGTTTAATTTAATGTGTATGCCTTCGGCTGAAAGTGGAGATGTAACTGCTATAAAAACATTTATAAAGAAAATGAATGATGTTGTTAAATATAAATGTGATGCAATAGTTGCAAATGATAAAGCAGATAGTGAAGCTATAATAAATTATACTGCTAAAAATATAGTAGTAGGTGGCGAAAGTGTAACTGCAGCTAATCATACTGCAAGAATAGCTGGACTTATAGAAGGTACACCTTTACATCAATCTATAACTTTTGCTACTTTATCAGATGTTGATTCTATAGAAAATCTTACTAAAGAACAAGCTGATAGTAGAATAGATGCAGGGGAGTTAATCCTTGTTAGAGAAATGGGAAAAGTAAGAGTTGCAAGAGGTGTAAACTCATTAACTACTTTAACTGATACTAAAGGCAATGCTTTCCAAAAAATAAAACTTAGAAAAACTTTAAACTTAATACACAATGATTTAAGAAGAGTTATAGTTGAAAAATACATAGGTAAAGTTCCTAATAACTATGATAATAAATGTGTTCTTATAACTGAAATAAAGAACTATTTAGATGAATTATCAAATGAACAATTAATAGAAAAAGTTAATACTGTTGGTATAGATTTAATAGCACAGAAAAAATGGCTTAAAGATAATACTAACTTAGATATTAATGTTATGTCTGAGCAAGAAATAAAAGAAGCTAATACACAAAGTAATGTATTCTTAGCAATATCACTAAAGACTTTAGATGCTATGGAAGATATTATAATAAACGTTGAAATATAAGGGGGTACTGTTATGGCTTTAGATGAAAGAAGAATAATAAACGGTACTCATGGTACTGTTTTTTTAGATGGAGAAGAAGTTTCAGAAGTAAAATCATTTCAAGCTAAATTAGAATTCCAAAAGGAAGAAGTTAAAATGGCTGGTAAAATGGCAACTGGAACTAAATACATGGGTTACAGCGGTAAAGGTTCATTAGCTTTACATAAAGTTAATTCAAGAATGATAAAAGCTATAGGTCAACAAATAAAAGAAGGTAAAGAACCTAGATTTACTATAATAGGTAAGTTAGCAGATCCTGACTCTTATGGAGTTGAAAGAATAGCTATAAACAACGTATCATTTGATGATTTAACATTATTTGATTTTGAAGTTGGGGCAGTAGGTCAGACTGAATGTCCTTTTACATTTACAGATTATGACTTTTTAGATTTAATATAATGTAAAACTAAATAAAATAATTTAATAAGGCTAGGGTATTACTCCTAGTCCTTATTTTTATATACAAAGGAGAATATTGACTATGAGTAATGTAATAGATTTACTTTTAAATGCAGATATAGAGCAAATACAAAGACCTAGTAAAGAGGTTGAAATAAAAAGATTATCTAATATATTTGGAGAAAAATTTACAGTTTTATGTAAGGCTTTAACTTATGACAAGTATAGCGAGATACAAGAAAATTGTATTGATATAACTACTAAAGAGCCTACATTTGACTTGCAAAAGCTTCAAATAGAATTAGTGTTTAATGGTGTTTTTAATGCACAAGATGGAACAAGATTTTTCTCTAATAAAGAACTTCATAAAAAATTCAAAGTACCACATGGAAAAGAGTTAATTAAAAGACTGCTTTTAAGTGGGGAAATAAGTGCATTAGCTGATACTATAACAGAACTAACTGGATATAAAGGTGATTTAATAGAAGAAGTAAAAAACTAATTAAGACTGATGATAATACTTTCTTAATGTTTTATTTATTTCATAAGAAAAATATCATTAGTCCAAAAGAATGTTACAATCTATTAAATTCTATGAGTAAAAGTGAAAAAGAAATACTTATAGCTTTTATTAAACAAGAAATGGAAATAGAACAAAAGAAAAACTCCTTAGAGGAGGTGTAAAATGAGTAGTACAGAAAAAGTATTAAAAGCCAAAATTCAAGCTATAGATAATTTTACTAAGCCTATGCAAAAGGTTATATCTCAAACTAAAGCATTTCAAGCTACTACAAAAGCAGTTAAGCCTTTAGTGTTAAAAGCTAAAGATATGGCTAGTAAAGTTATATCTAAAGTAAAGGCGCAAGTAGATAAATTTAAGGCTACTAAATTTGGTCAGTTTGTGCTTAAAGCTAAAGATATGGCTTCTAAAGTATTGACTAAAGTAAATGGAATGTTGCGGTCATTTGCTAGTAAAGCTTGGAGTGCTACTGTATCAGTAAAAGATAAAGCTTCTAGTGTATTATCAAGCATTCAAGGGAAACTTAGTGCATTAGCAGTTGGTGCAACTGTTATGGTAGGTGCTAAGACTGGATTTAATGAGTTGGCAAATGAGCAAACACAAAAGCTTACTATAAATAGAGTAATCCAAAATACTGGTCAATCTAAAGAACAAGCTAAAAAGGCTACTGATGAATATTATAAATATCTTGAAGATTATGCAAATAAAACACCTTTTGAAACTTCAGCAGTAACTCAATTTGGAGTTAAATCTATGATGATGTCAAAAGGTGATATAGAAGAAGCTAAGAAGCTTACAGACTTACAAGGGAATGTAAAAGCCTTTGTTGGTGATTTAAGAACTGAACAAGAGGTAGCAGAAGCATTTTTCAGTGCTAGTAATAATAATATGGAAGCACTTAACAATATGCTAGGCACTCAATACAAAACTTTTGAAGAAGCTAAAGAAGGTATTGCTAAAAATCAAGGTGGATTAGTTGAAGAAATGTCTACTACTTTAGGTGGTTTATTATCTACTATAAGTGGGAAGATGAAGAATAGCTTAAAAGGTGTTACTAAAGTATTTACTGATATGCTAAGTGGTAGCATGAGTGGAATAATAAGCTTTATAGATAGTATATCACCTAAAATGGTTGCTATGGCTGAAAGTATAAAAGCAGGTTTTGAAGCTTTCTCTAAGTCCGAACAAGCTGGTCAATATATGCAAATATTTAAAACTGTATTTGAAGTGGCTTGGGGAATAATAAAATCTACTATAGAAGCAGTAAGACCAGTTATTGAAGCTATATTTAACTTTATAGCAAGTCATTCTACCGAAATATCAACTATAGTTAAAACATTTGGTACTGTATGGCAATCAGTATGGAAAACAGTCGGTGTACTTTTACAAGGTGCTTGGAGTATATGTCAACCTATATTAAGTACATTAGTAAAGGCTTTGGCTAAGGTAAGTGGTGCAGTAGAGCAAATATGTAGTTGGTGGAATAAAATGACTGAACTTCTTAAAAAACCTATAAATGCAGTTGTTAATGTAGCTAAAAAAGGTGCTTCATGGGTAAGTGATAAATTAGGATTATCAGAAGGAAGAAATGCTTTTGGTAGTGGTAGAATTGCAAAAGATGGGACTGTAAGAACATTACATGAGGGTAACTTTTTTGCCCCTTGTTACAGAAATGTAGCATAGAAAATCGAGCAAAATCGGTGAAAGCTAAGTTAAAAATGAATAAACTAACTATATTTATGATATACTATAAGTATAGGATAGTTAAGGAAGTCATGAACCTTGACGAAAAGGACATTCCGAAGTCCCTTCCTATTTTTTAATATTCGGAAATAAAACTGTCGGAGGTTTTTATGATTCATTATGTTTATATAATAACTAATAATGTAAATGGTAGAAAATATATAGGAAAACACTCAACTAATAATATTGATGATTATTATATGGGTAGTGGTAAAGCCTTAAATTTAGCCAAAAAGAAGTATGGAATTGAAAATTTTTCAAAGGAAATTATATCTATATTTGAAACAGAAAAAGAAGCTTTTGATAAAGAAAGTGAACTTATAGAAAAATATAATGCTGTAGATAGTATGGAATTTTATAATATGGCAAGTGGAGGATTAGGTGGTTATGAATCCACTAGAGCAGGTAAAACAGAACTTGAAAAATGGGAAATTAATAATAGGATGAGAAATTCATTAAAAGGCAAAATGGCAGGGGAGAAAAATCCTATGTATGGAAGAAGAGGGATAAATAATCCTAAATACGGTATTCCTTTAACTGATGAGCAAAAAGAAAATATAAGAAAAGCATTAAAGGGTAAGCCATTTACAGAAGAACATAAAGAAAATATAAGAAAATCAAGAATTGGAATGAAATTAAGTGAAGAACATAAAAAGAATATAGGCTTAGGTGGTAAAGGAAGAAAAATAAGTGATAAATGCAGAAAAGCATTAAGAGAAGCTAATATTAAATCTATTATTCTTTTAAATGATTTATCTATATATGAATCTATAACAGACGCTATGAATACTTATAAAATTGCAAGACAAAGTATAGGTAAGGTATGTATGGGCGAAAGAAATTATGCAGGTATAATAAATAATGAAAAAGCTAATTGGATGTATTTAGAAGATTATAATTATTGTATAGAAAATTCCATTGATTTTAATAAATATAAAAAAGAAAAATATCATAAATAAAATATAGTTAGACACTCTAAGGAGTGTCTTTTTAATATGCTAATACCGAGGTAACTTTATAGATTGCGAAAGGCTATAAAGTACCGTAGAGCGTACCAGTTGAATAAATATAATACTGGCAAGAGTGTTCGATACCCTAACGTATAGTCGAGGGTAAAAATGTACGCCCATCTTATAGGAAACTATAAGGAGTAATAGGATAAAAAGCCTATGAAATAAGAATATGGAAAAAGTTTTAACCAAGCGAGAAACTGATGCCTATTTAAAAGGCCAAAATACACAAGGTGTAAATATAACTATAAATGGCTTAACAGTAAGAGAAGAAGCAGACATAAATAAAATAGCTAATAAATTAGTCCAAAAGATAAATCAAAGTAAAATGGTGTTTGGAGGTAGTTACTAATGCTAACAGAAATATGGTTTAAGACTAAAGATAAAGCAGTAAGGCTTCCAGTCATACCTAGTGAATTTGAAAGGGTTATAGATGCTAATTATGATACCGAGAGGGTTATGAAATTAGGTGATATTGCTATATTTAATGGTAATGGATTAGCACAATTAAGTTTTTCAAGTTTCTTCCCTAACCATGATTACAGTTTTAATGCTTATTCTGATATACCTAAGCCTTATGATATAGCACATATATTTAAGGAATGGAAAAATAAAGGTACAGTAGTAAGAGTGATATTAACTGGTACTGATATAAACCAAGAAATGTATATAACTAATTATTCATATGGTGAGAAGGATGGAACTGGTGATGTTTATTATAATATGGATCTAATAGAATATAGACCTATAACAATACCAGTATTTAGCAATGTAATTAACACAGAAAATTCAAGTAGACCACCGGAAACAAGTGGCGAAAATAGTTCTAGTAATCAACAGAAAACACATAAGGTTAAAAAAGGTGATTGTATTGGGGATATTGCACAAAAATATTATGGTAAGGGTAGTTTATATCCTAAGATAAAAGAAGCTAATAAAAGCAAGTATCCATCTTTAGCTAAAAACAATGTTATTTATGTCAATTGGGAGTTGATAATTCCATGATTAAGTTAATATGTCAAAAGGCTAATGGTGAGAAGTTAGATATAACTAATTTATTAACTACTATAACTTGGAGTGGCGATTATAAAAGTTGTGCTAGAAAACTAGAATTTTCATTGATTAGCAGTCCAAATGATATAAATATACCTAAAATAGATATACCTTTAATGAGTATTATCATATTTTGTGAGGGTGATAAAGAATTATTTAGGGGTTTTGTATATGAAAGAGAAAAATCTAGCGATAATGCTATAAGTTTTCTATGTTACGACTATTGTGCAAAGCTTAATGATATAAAAGTATCTTATAATATAAAAAATGAAACTGCTTCTAGTATATATAATAAATTTCTTACCGAATATGGACTTAAAAAAGGTGATATAGTAAATACATCAACTAAAATAAAGAAAGTTTTTTTAGGAACTACTGCTTATGATATGATAATGACTGCATATACAGAAGAAGCTAAAAAAACTGGTAGAAAATATATGTTATGTACTAGAGGTGATAGATTTTTCTCTATTGAAAAAGGTACAGTAACACTTAAATTAGCTTTTGAAGAAGGTAAAAATATATTATCAAGTAACTTTAAAGAATCTGTATCGAATATGGTTAATAAAGTATTAATAGTTGATGAAAACGGAAATAAAGTATCAGAAGTTAAAAATGATGAATGGCTTAAAACTTATGGATTATTTCAAGAAATCTATAAAAAACAAGAAGATAAAGATGCTAATGCAGAAGCTAAAGCAATGCTAAATGGTATAGAGCAATCATGTAGTTTGAGTGGCTTTGGTGATACAACTTGTATTACTGGTTATGGTGTTCAAGTTAAAGATTTACATACTGGTTTAGTTGGTTTATTTTTTATAGATTCAGATTCTCACACTTGGGAAGGTGGGAAATATACTATAGATTTAGAATTGAATTTTAAAAACATCATGGATGAAGTATCAGCTGGTCAAGATGAACAAACCGAAGATAGTTCAAGTTCATCAAGTAACAGTAGTTCAAGTAATTCTAATAACTCATCAAGTGGAAGTAGTTCAAGTAGTTCATCAAATTCTATAGGTGATAAATTAGTTAGCTTAGCTAAATCAAAGTTAGGCTGTAAATATGTATGGGGTGCGACTGGACCTAACACATTCGACTGTAGTGGTTTAACTTCTTGGTGTCATAAACAAGTTGGAATAAACATTCCTAGAACTTCTTTGGCACAAAGTAAAGGTGGTAAAGCAGTAAGTAAATCTAATTTACAACCAGGGGACTTACTATTTTGGAAAACTACAAGTGCTGAAGTCGGTCATGTTGGAATGTATGTTGGCAACGGTCAATTTATTCATGCACCTAATAAATCCAAGCCAGTAAAATATGATAGTTTAAATTCTAGTTACTATTCTTCAAGGTTTGTAAGGGCAAGGAGGTATTATTAATATGAAAGATCCATTTTTAGAATTATATAGTTTAATGGGTGAAGCTACTAAAATTGAAGCTTCTTTTTTTATTGCTAAAATAATTTCTCCTTTGCCTAATTTAAAAATACAATTAAATGATTTAACACTTGATAAAGATGACTTTTTAATATCTTATGGATTAAAAGATATATTAAATATTAACGATAAAGTTGTTTTATTAAGAATAGATGATAAATTTATAATTTTAAGTAAGGTGGTGAGTATATGAGTTTATTCCCTTTTATAAGTAATACTGATGAAGTAAAAGTTGATAATACTTTCCCTCTGTATAAAGAAGTAGCTTGGGACTTTAAAAGAAATATTCCAATATTAGAAAATGGAGATTTTAAAATAGTTGAAGGAAACGAAGCTATAAAAGTATGGGTATATAAAGCTATATTAACTCCACGCTATAATTATTCGATTTACTCTTGGGATTATGGAAGCGAATTACTTGATTTGATAGGTAAAGCATATACTCCATCACTTACCAAAGAAGAAGCTAAAAGACTTATAAAAGAAGCACTTGAGATTAATCCATATATTTTAGAAGTTGAAATAACTGATATAAGTTTTAAAGATAGCTTGTTAAGTGCTACTGTAAAAGTAAAGACAATTTACGAGGGTGAGGTGATAGTAAATGTCTAATACTTATGAAAATATAAAACAAAGAATACTTGATAATATAAATATAGATATAGATAAAAGGGAAGGTAGCTTTACTTCAAATATGGTAAGTGCCTTAGCCGAAGAACTTGCAAAAGCTTATATAAATATGAGCGATATATTATCACTTGGTTTTATAGAAGATAGTTTTGATACTTTCTTAGATAAAAGAGTTTCAGAATTTGGGGTATATAGAAAAGAAGGTGTAAAAGCTACTGGAGAAATAAAAGTCGAAGGTAAAGAAGGGGCTATAATAACAAATGGTACTCTTATAAAAGCCAATGATTTATATTTTACAGTATTAAATGATATAGAACTCCCAACAGATAATATTTTATATGTAGAAGCTAATGAAGTAGGTTATAAATATAATTTACTTGCTAATACTGAATTTGAATTAGTAGAAAAAAATGACAAGGTAACTAAATTAGTAAATGAAGTTAATTTCTCAAAAGGTGTAGATGTTGAATCTGATGAAGATCTAAGAAAGAGATTTATTAAAGTTGTAAATAATCCATCTACAAGTGGAAACAAAGCACACTATGAAGAATGGGCTTTAGAAGTTGATGGAGTAGGTCGTGCAATAGTATATCCTTTGCATAATGGAAATGGTACTGTTAAGGTTATGATAGTAGGGAATGATAATAAGCCTGTATCAGAGGATATAGTTAATAATTGTAAACTTCATATAGAAGAAAATATGCCTATCGGTTGTCAATTAACTGTAACTACTCCGAGCCTTCTAAATGTGTCTGTAAAAGCTTCTATTGAGTTGAAAGAAGGATATGATATAGAAGATGTTAAACTAGACTTTGAAGCTTCTTTAAACGAGTATTTAAAAGATGTCACAACTGAATTAACTTATTCTAAAGTATACGGTTTATTAGTTAATCATAGTGGAGTTGAAGATGTAACTACATTTACAATAAATGATAATAATATAAATATATCAATATCAGAAGATAAAATAATAAATATATCAGAAATAATTTTAAGTGA